ATTTGATAAGGTATGAACTCACCATTAGGATAAAAGTTTGATCTTTTCATTTACCTTGTCCTCGATATTTCTTAAATGATCTTTTTCTGTTTTTATTCATTGAACTAAATTTAGGTCGTCTGCCAATAGATGTACCATTCTCTGTACGAGTATATTCTATGACTTTACCATAAAGATTACCCTTTTTTTTTGCCATTCAAATCTTTTACTTCTTCTGCTTTTGCTTCAATAATTAATGGTAAAGGTTCTGTAGTATTGGTGTTGTGTATTCGATCAGACATATTTAGGTATTGCTTACTTAACCAGATCAAAAGCTTATCGTTACCCTTCATAGCTTTTTCGTACATTCTTTTTCTTAAACTAGCTTTACCTTTGTTTTTATTAACCTCTAATAAATCGGCAAATCTTCTTTGTAATGTTCTTGCAGATATTCCTACAATACTTCCTATTTCTTCTTGTGTGCAACCTATCTGACTTAAATTTGCTAGTATTTTTTCATCAATGGGTTTTTGTGGTCTGCCCATTTGTTTCTTCATTTCTGCCTTGTTTATGTCGGATTTCATATTCCTATATCTCTATCTTTTTTAACTCTTTTATGCAACCAATAGGAAAGACATTACGATCACTAAAGGTTTCTTCATCATAACTAGCAAATGTCCATAAATACTTTTTATCTTTTTTAAATACATAAGCATAAGTATTCATAACTGCTGGTTTCATCTTCTCAAATTCACTAAATGAAAAATGCGAACTATCACCTAAAATATCTTCCCAAATGATATGGTAAAAATAATATTTTCTCTTACCTATCGAAATATGTCTATATTTGGATTTTTTTCTGACCATTTAATGTTTTCTTTTCTCTATTGATTCTACTACTGCTCTATAATATTCTAGTTGCCTTTTTAGCATTTTATTTTCAAGCGAGAGTTTAATCAATCTTTTTCTAACATATTTAAATATTCGCAAAATACCCATTAAATATACTCAGTTATTGGTTCATTCTTCCATTTATGTTTTTTGAATTTTTTGCCATCTTTCATAATAATATTATACTGACCCCACTCGGACACAATTTTGTATTCACTATTAACAATCTTATCTTTGCTAGACCCTATATTAGTATGTTCATTAGTATTGTTATTTAGTACTTGTTGCGATATGCGGTCTGTAAGTGATTGCTCTTTATCAACATACTGAAATTTGTCGTAGTTTATAACATTAATAATAGTGACTTTTCTGTTCTTGTGGTTGCTTGTGGGCTGTAAGTGGGCGGTTCTAGTTGTTACCATCTTCCTACGCACAAGCCTTAGTATAAAAGTTCTCATTTCAGAATATGACATACCAAATCTTTTAGCTGTTACTCTTAATGGCATTATAAGTTCACCTCGTCTTATAAAAATTTTGTTTTCTAAAAATCTTAAATCTTTGTCCTGATGACTTGCAGAACTTATCATATATATCCAACAACTAGCTTGTAATAAATTTTTGAATACAGGGTGTTGCCAGATATTACGATAACAAATAAAATAACCTGATTTACGACTCATGTTTAATCCTCTCTCTTGTAATTTCTAATATTTCTTGTTCAGTACCATATTTTTTTTCAAAGTTTATTTTATCGTTATGAATACTGAACTGTCCTTGATGATGGTCGTAGCATAAAGGAATTGTATCATAATGAGATGATCTTCTTCCTATACCAAGACCTTTTGGTCTTATGTGATGAACATTAGCTGGTCTTTCACAAACATAACAACCTAAACTAGCGACTTTTGCTAGATGCTCTTTTTCTTTTTTGTTTGCTACTCTTTTCTTTGCCATACTATCGCTGTTTTTCCATAAGGTGTTTCTCGTCTTTTACCACTATCTTCTACTAAATTCAAAACCTGTAGTTCACGACAACGAGCAGTTACAGATGACAATGGCATATCTAATTCATCTGCTATTTGATAATTGGTTGATGATTGTGTTTTTATAAACTCATAAACTTGTTCTCGTTTTGTAAGTTTATCTTTTTTATTAATCCAAGCTGACTTGCTTGTTTCAGTATAATTATAGGCTGGGTATTCCAACTCTAATTGTTTCATATGCTCTCCTTTTGTGGTGGCGGAAAGAGAGAGCCAAACCGCCACCTTGTTTAATTAAACTAACCTAAAAGTATGATATGAAAATTAAATACTTTATCCCTTGTGGGATATTCTCTCTTAACATAAATATTTTTTTTTTCATATCAGTTTTTATATGTAACTGATTTGCTTTGATTTGGAAATAAGTTAATTTTATAGGCTGAGTTGTATATTATATCTAAAAAGCTAGTAAAATAGCCATTTATTTACTATTGCAATTACAACCGCTTTATGAACATAATACGACATATGTTAAATATAAAAAAAACAAATAACCTAAAAGGAGAAAATATGGAACATATGAAAAAAACTTTAGATCAACAATTCATGGAACAAACAGGAATTGATGTTTCTAAAAAAGTAAGAGGTGTTGATTTAGACCCTGTAATTGGAATGGGTGTAACTCGTAGTATAAATGGTGATTCTTACCCATACACAATTATAGAAATGTTAAAACACCCTAAAGGTAAAACAATTCTTAAAATTGAAGATGATAGTGATTTATATGAACATGATTCATATACTACTTTTGAAAGTGGCAGAAAAGAAAAAAACTTAAAGCAAGTTCACTATTTAATTCAAGAAGAAAAACTAGATCATAATAAAAAACCTTACATAGATTGGGTTGATATTAAATGGAATGAACAAACTAAAAGATGGAATAAAGGTGTATCTTATTATTATCATTCTATTGGTCAAAGAAGATATTATAATGACCCTAGTTTCTAATAACAATCTGGGTGGTGTAACAGCCACCCTTAACAGAGGAGAGTGCAAATGGATAAATTAATAGATAACAATATTCACAGAATATCTTGTGAAGTAAATGGTTGTGAAGATATGGGATTATCATTTAATTTTTTATACTATGATAAAAATGATGACTTTTCATTTTCTGAAATTTACCAAGAAGATGATGTTCTTAATGTTCAAAAAACAATCGGTAATATTAATTTTGGTAAAATAGCATCAAACTTAAATAGAAAAAAATGTTTGTTTAAGATTGATACAAAAACAAGTGGTGCTGATTTTACCTTTTACAACGAATAGGAAAAAACATGAAAAAAATACTACTTTATACTACAGGATTTATATTTACAGTATTGATCTTTGTATCTTTAACAATGTACGCACTTCATCAAGTTGCAGTTGGGAGTATATAAATGATTGTAAAAAAACATATAAATAAATCTTCTATTGAACATACCTTAATACAAGGTGATAAAATATTTAAGTTCGAGGAATATACAGATGATGTTTGGGCTGATAAGAGAATGTATCGAGATCAAAAAAAACCTCTTTTTCATAAAGGACAAATTTGTTTTTATGTAAAAGCAAAAGATTATGGTTTTGCTACATCATGGTTTCCAGCTACAGACAAAAAAATTACAACACTTAGAGAAGCTAAAAAGTTTGTAAGGAATAGGGAGTATTTATAATGATCTTAAAAATAAAAACTAGAAACAAAGACTTAGATTTGTTAAAAGGTGTAGTAAAGAATTTGGGTAAAGACTATGGAAAAATTAAAATATTTTTTCACCCAAACACTACTGTTAGTTCAGTAGAAACTTTAATAAAGGAGAAGGCTAATGCAAATGAAGGCACTCCCAAAGCTTCAAGTGAAGTACGACAAAGCCATAATCAGAGAGAAGGATTTGAAGGAAAAACTGAAAAAGCTACAGGAAAGAAAAAAGCAGATGGCTTGGCAGATACATCAAATAAAGTATCACCCAATTAGTCTGTAAAGAGAGGATATATAGATATGAAAAAAAATATACTTTTAGTAGTGGTCTTTGCGACCCTATTACAATGTACTTACTACAAACCAATTATTGATACTGCTGGAAGATCAGGAACTTTTAATGAAAGTAAATCAGAAGATATTACAAATGATTTACAGCATTGTCAGTATTTGGCTAAAGATAATACTAACATGATTATAGAATCAGGTAGATATGTATGGAACTATTACATAAGACCTTCTACTGTTTGGTTAGCACCCAAAGCTAAGTATGAATACCCTGATATATACAAAACTTGCATGAAACAGCGTGGTCATGCAGTAATTAAATAAGGAGAGAGATATGACAAAAGACAAAAAAGAACTAGAAGCTTTATCAAGTTTGTGTGCAGAAAATAATGTGATTATGGTAAGGTCTTTTCTTCCTAATAATATTAGGACAAAAAGACGACATCTTAAAAGCGGCATACAACAATTTAAGGGTTCGTTATGGGTTCTAAGACAAATCAGACATTACATACAAGGTTACAAAGCTAAATCAAAAGATAAAAGACAATGGATAGCCTTAGAAAAAAAAGTTCAGGGTTGGATAGATGATTGCCAAGAGAGAAAAAAAAATTTGTCTGAAATGCTTGATAATGATTATAAGGCTGTAAAACATAAATTAAATGAACCTGAAAAATCATCAGTTGATAGTAATTCTTTAGGTAAGCTTTCAGCTAAAGTTGTTAAACCAATTCCTATTAATAAACAAACAATGAATGTAGTTGATTATAAAAAAGGAGATGTTTTTGTAAAATGACAAATCAAAAGAGAGAATGTGGTGATTGTAATATGTGTTGTAAGCTTTACAGCATACATGAGCCTAAAGACTTTAAAAAAGATTATGAATGGTGCAAACATTGTGAAGTTGGTGTTGGCTGTAAAATTTATGATTCAAGACCAAATCAATGTAAAGACTTTCAATGTGGTTGGTCTTTAGGATTAGTACCTGAAGAATGGAAACCAAATAAAGTAGGTTTTGTAGTTACAGTAGAAAAAGAAGAATCTTATGTTCATAAAGTTTTTACTGTTTTTGCAGATACACACAAAGTCAAGAATATACACAAACATTTAAGTAACTATAACTTTACTGATAATGATGGCTTTGAATGGCATTATGTGATTAGATATAATTCTAATGAACAAGATATGGGTGTGTTTGATAGAAGAAGATTTGGTAATGAAATTAAATACTGTAAGAGAGGAGAAATATAATGACAAAACCAACATCAAAAATTATTAAACTTAGCTTTCAATGTGCAAGATGTTTTAAAGATGATGCAGATAAGTTAGCTTGGTTTTATTCATCAGATTCTTTATGGGCTGATAGCTTACTTTGTAGATCATGCTTTAAAGAAGCTTTTAATAACTTAACAACAAAAGAGAAAAAGGAGTGGTCATTTTATGATACTAAGAAATGAAGGTCTTATAGAAAAGATCAATTCTGAGATACCAGCTTATCTAAATCAATTTGGTATATCAGATCAACAAAACGAAAAAGTCTTTAAAAAAGTATATGGTTGTCAATTAAAGAAAATAAGATTGATGAAGGGTTATACTCAGACTAAAGTTGCAAAAGCAATCAATGTTACGTTTCAACAAGTTCAAAAATATGAAAAAGGTTCTAATGCTTGTCCAAAATGGAATGAGTTAAAACTTTGTGAACTGTTTGATTGTGATAGTGATTATTTTGTAAAACCGCTAATAGAAAATAATTATAAATTTATAACAAAGAGAGAGAGGAATGGATATGCAGATAGTAACAGAACATGGACATAACATAGAGTTCGATAAAGAAAAACACGTTTATATTCATAATAACCAATATGTAGTTGGTATGAGTACATTACTTGGAAAGTTAGCTAGTCCAGCTTTAGAAAATTGGAAGATTGCAAATCAAGTAAATGCTATAAAAAAAGAAATGGAACGACAGGGTATATCTATTGATAAGATAGAAACAATTATCCTTAATGCTAAAACAAACGCAAAAAGACAAGGAGATAATATTTTAAATATTGGCTCTATGGTTCATAAATTTTGTGAGATGTGGCTTAAAGGAGAAAAATTTACTGACCCTGAAGACCCTGTAATAAAAGCTTGTTTTGATAAATTTAAAAAGTTTTGGAATAAGCATAATCTTAAAGTAGTTGAATCTGAAAAAATTTTATATTCAACTAGAGGATTTTGTGGAACTTTAGATTTGGTTGCAAAAGATAACCAAAATAATTTATGGCTTATAGATATTAAAACATCAAAAGGTGTATTTTTAAATCATGTTCACCAACTGCATGGTTATAAGCTTTGTTTCGAGGAACAAACAGGTAAGAAAATAAATAAAATGTATTTAGTAAGATTACCTAAAGATAATGCTGACTTTGAAGCTAGACATATCTTATACAAAAAAGAACATTTAAAAGCTTTTCTAGGTTTATTAAGTTGTCATAAATCAGAACTACTTTTCAATGAACAAGTAAGAAAATATAATCAATTAATAAGGAGAAAATAAATGTATCAACAACAAAAGAAAACACCATTTTGTGCTTTGACTATGTATCTACGAAGCACAGGTAATAAAGCACCAAAATATGAGTATAAAGCTGATGCAAAATCGCTTTTTACTTGTAGCTTAACAAAGAAAAAATACTCATTATCTCAAATTAATGATTGGTATAGTACACCAGAAGTTCAGAAGTTTCATAATGAGGGATATAGAGGTAAATGGTTTGCAAAGACACAAGAAATTGAAAATCCTAATAAATATGATAAAAGTAATTTGCAAATGATTTTAAGTTTTATAATGATAAAACCATTCAAACCACAACCCAATATAGATGGCATGAAGCCTATAGCTGAGTCTGTTCCAAGATACAAAGAAGTTCCTATGACAGAAGCTAGACCATCTGCACCTGAACACGCAAAACCAATTGAGATAAATGATCTTGATGATGATTTACCACCATTCTAAATATGAAAGTTTATAAATCACAAGAAGATTTACAAAAACAAAAAGAGTATCTACAATCTCAATGTAGAAAAGCTGGGCTTACTATTGCGACACAAAGAGAAGAATTATTAACTTTGAAAAAAATACTTAATCTCAAAGATAAAGAGATAAAAGATTTAAAAGAGATTAATGATGAACACCAAAAACTCAATGGTAAGCTTAGAGAAGAAATAGACGAGTTAGAAAAATTAAATAAATTAATGTATGAACACCCTTAATAGTAAAGAAGCATATATCGAGATGAACAAAGCGGCTGAAGATTGGTCTAAGTGGGCTGAAAAAGTAATTATTTTAGACGAAGGTAAAAAAGCTATGTTTTCAAAATGTTTTTTAAAATACAAATTAGAAACAAAAACTGTTATTGAAGCTGAACACAAAGCTAGACTTGACCCTGAATATAAAAAGGTAATTGAAAGCTTGGCTCATGCAGAATCTAGTTTGATAAAAGCAAAGCTTAAATATAACAACCTTGATAGATATTCTTCAATGAAACAAACAGAGATAAAAACAGATATTAAGTTAGCCAATAGACAAGAGGGCTAGTGCTTTACAATATCAAAGCCATCTAAATTAGAATTTTCATTAATTACTTCTATTTGGTAATTATAATCAATAAGCCTAACATCATCATATTGTGAAAGTTCTTTTATAAAACATTTTAGTTTATTTAAGCTTGGACTCTCATCAATAAATCTTAAATTTATAAAATGACCATACTCTGAGTAAGCTGATTCCATTTTAAATTCTGCATCTATAATTACCGCATCTATAACCATAGATTCTTAATACAGATGTTTGATGTAAATTTATATTATTTTTTTTTAAACTTTTTGATTGCTAAATCAGTAACTTTTAATCCAAAACTCGAAGCTATGGCGGCTAACAATGCGTAAATATACCATTCAGGAAGTTGATTTAATGTTTCAAAACCTTCTTTTAATTTTGTAATCCATTCAGGCTTATCTAAAAAAATAGAACCAAAAACTATTAGTAAAGGTAATGAAAGTATAATTGTGAACCATTCATCTCGCCAAGAATTGTCCATTTGATTTTGTTTTGCAATTTCATATTCTATTTTGCCATCTAACATTCTTTCATAATGCTTTTGTTCTGCCATAGCTTTTACTTGCTTTGTTTGGCTTCTTGTCTGCATTACTTTAAAACCTGTACTAACTATCTGTCCTACTACATTCCAAATCATAATAATTCTTTTCCTAATTGTGCGTAATGAATTATTTTATCATATTTTTCTTTTAAAGTTTCACCTTTTTTTTTACGAACTGCATATTTTACAATATTACCATCAACAAAGTTCAAATTATTGGCTAAAATGAATTTTAAAGGTGATATTGGTA